CATCTATTGTTGCTAATTTATTTGTTAAATCTAAAATTACATTGTTGTAATTAGTTACAATTCGTCTTGCAACTTGATTACTGTAACGATTTAAGTCTATCGCCTCTCTATAAAAAGTCTCTGGTGTCGACATAGATTACTCTTCATCTTGCTCTGTTTCATTGGGTTCTGATTCTGTTAATCCACCAGTTTGTGTACTTTCAATTTCTTCTTCTACATCAAAATCATCACCAAGTATTTCACCAGTTGATAATTGCTTAAGTAAAGTTTCTTGTGAAATAGTTCCTGCAGTAAATAAAGTTAGTAAACTGGTAATTTCCTGTGGTTGTAGTCTTGCACTTACAAAATCTCTATTGACGTAAGAGCTACCTGCATTAGGTTCATTTAAATATTCGCTGTGAAATTTTAGGCAGTTATCTATCAGGTCTTGCATCTGCTGTGCTATAACCATCATGGTCGAATCATTTTGCGATCTATCTATTTGCTTGGCCTCTGCTGTTTCTCCAACTAACTTCTGCCCTAATACAGCTGCTAGTGATAGTGTGTTGATTTGATCTTTAATATCACTAAGTCTTTGGAACTGGCTATCATAACTGTCTCCAGATGGACTAATATATTCCATTCTTGACTCTGGTGGAAGAGATAAAGCCTCACTTGGTCCAGTTGTTATTTCATCAGCATTAGGATATCCAAAGACAGCAAGTAATGGTACAGAACTAATATGTAAAATATTATCTAAATCAGATTGTATCTGATAATGTTTAAGATTTAGCTCTGCAATGTCATATAGTGGGCTGCGGCTTTCGTAGTAGCCGACTCTGTTGGAATAAGCAATAGCAAAGGGAATCTTATCTCTAATACTGGTTTTACCTTCATCAAATAATCTATATTCACCTTTCTTTCCATCTTTTCTATGAATTTCATATCTACCTCTCTCTAATACTCTAATCTGTTTGATAACCTTGTCACCATACTTTCCATCAGGCTCTACTACTTGCTCCATTAATCTCAGTTGGGTCAACTGCCTAACACCTTCTATGATTTCAGATCTAAAACCTAAAATATCTTTGGGTGTGTAAGTAACCCAATATGGCCTAGTTTTATCTCCCTCCTTGGGAGCGTCTACTAAAACACCGACATGACCGAAGCTAATAGCTTGTCTTGCTGTCTGGTAAAGCCACACATTGAGATCATTACCCTCCAAATCTACATCGAATAGCTGTTCTCTTACTAAGTCCGATACATCATCTAGTCTTACTGGTTTTCTAACTAGCATACCTGAGAGCATTTTTTCTATACGCTGCAAATATGGCACTACAGTAGATCTGCTTAGTCTTACGTCATAACTATCATCAGTTTCTCTAGCTTCCTGTGGTAAATATTTTCTGTGTTCACTTCTAATCTTATATGTTCCTTCCTTCAAATCTGTTATCAAATCCCAAAACTGAGCCATGCGTTGATAGGCTGCATTAGGGCTTGCAACTGTGCTAACAGCTTGTGTTATGGGCTGGTTGTAAATATTTTGTGAGCTATACACAGTTTTGCCTCAATACTATCATGTTCTTAATATATTCTAATGCCTGTAGGTTTGCCCGCACGTGCAAATAATGGGTTAAACTCTCTCCAAACTAAATAGCCCAAAGCGTCATTCATATGGTCATAGCCAGCGTCTTTGTCTGGTTCGCCCTTATCTGTATAACTCTGTAGTTCAAGACACTCAATCATACGTCTGCAACTGGCATTAATTTGTAAACGTACTTGCCCTTTTCCGTTGCATAACAAACCCTGTACGGCAGAAACCCTATCTCTGATTGCTGGGTTGCTTTTGGCTGAAAGATTAATAAAGCCATAGGATTCAAGAATCTGTATGTCTGTTTTTGCTGCATTAGTACTACGATTGCCACCCGATGCATCTGGGTAGACGTAAATCTTATTTGAAGGATATCTACGGTGTATTTCCTGTGCAAGTGCGTCTGTATCATGTGCTGACACAATCTCATCAATTATTAACAATTTTTCCCCTAATTTAATTCCTATTACTGCGCTCATATTTCCAATATTAAAGTCTACCCCTATCCTTAATGGCTCCATCTGAATACTTGGAATAGTATCAACAATGTTATCTTTTCTTACGAATCTGTCATATACCTGACCAGTTGTGAGGTTGGTGAACTCTCCATTAAGATAAGCCTGCAACATACTAGGGTCGTAGTTTGCTTGCATTCGCTCTATAAAATCTTCTGGTAAATGTGGATTATCTTGCGTTCTCATTCTTATAAGCTTTCGATCTGTTCTTTCCTTCGCTGTCTCTGATCCGAATGTATTCCACATCCATCTGAAACCCTC